GTAGGTGATATACCTAGAAAATTAGAATCAGATGAATGGAACACAGTTAAAGAACAAAAACAAAACGAGCCTAGGGATTTTCCTTATCTCCCTACTATGCATAATCACCCTTGCAGTATTTGGGTACGCGAATCATTGGACAATTATGAATGGTTATACTGCTTGGCATTGGCACTTGACGAAGAATACGGAGTCAGATACGGAAAACAACATAAATCAGTGCGTGAATGCATACTATTACTACCCGACATCAATATACCAAGGCGTGGACTTACACCATTTGCACAAGCTATGCCTGAAGAACTCAAAGGAGAAGACGCAGTCGAAGCCTATAGAAAGTTCTACCACAAAGACAAAGCAACCTTTGCCAGTTGGAAAGTAAGAGGAAAACCACATTGGTGGAAAGAAGAGGAGGCAGACTATGAGAGTCGTATTACGCGATAGTCCTTATCTTTCAGTATATTTCCCAAACAACTGGACACAAGACAAAATAGATGAATGGTTAGCTAAGTGGTATAAAAATAACAACCAAACACATTAAGGAACAGACATGACAGAACAAAAATTTAATGACTACGCAAAGTTCGTAGACATGACAACATCAGTAGCAAGTAAAAATACTGATAAATTACAAGACAGATTAGGCCGTCTAACAGGAACAACTAGTCACAAGGGCGATGGTTCCGAAAGATACGAAGAAATGCAAGTAGCAAGATTAATGACTTCAGTTATCGGAATGATGGCTGAAAGTGGAGAGTTTGCAGAAGTAGTAAAGAAAAAAATATTTCAAGCAGACACACAGTTTACAGATGATGAAATATTCCATATGAAAAGGGAATTAGGTGATGTATTGTGGTATTGGACACAAGGCTGCATAGCTTTAGGGTTTACGCCACATGAAGTCATGGACGAAAACATCAGAAAACTAGAAAAAAGATACCCCAATGGCTTTGAAGTCATTCGCTCAGAAGTGAGAGCAGATGGGGATATTTAGTAATAAAACTAAGTATAAATTCAATGAAGATAAAATGCTTATCAAGCTACAAGCTTACATTGATAATACTTATGAACAACATTATAGTGCAGACAAGATTCAAGCTACTGAGTTCATTATAGACTCAGGGCATGGAGAAGGGTTTTGCATAGGAAACATTATAAAATATGCAAAGCGCTATGGAAAGAAACAAGGCAGAAATGAATTAGATTTATTAAAGATAGTTCACTATGCTATTATATTATTAGGTAGCGATGAGACAGACTAGAAAACGAGAACACGAAAAACTAGATGAAGCTAATCTCGATAGAGTAATTGAAATGTTAGAAGGCAGCGAGCCTATAACAAAGAAAGTTGCTTGTGAGATGCTCAATATTAGTTATAATACAACAAGATTAGGAAGTATCATAGCTGAACACAAAGATATAATGGAGTATAGAGCTACTCGTAAAGCTCAGAACAGAGGTAGAAAGGCCACAGACCTAGAGAAAAGAGACGCAATAGAAAGATATCTAAATGGACAAACAGTCTCAGAAATTGCAAAGGGTATGTTCAGGTCTACTACCTTTATTCGCAACTTAATTGATAATATCGGAGTTCCACAAAAAATTACGAAATCCGAAAAATCAGTATACGCTTGGAGAACACCTATGCTGCCCGAACAATGTGTAGCAGAGGAGTTTGAAGTAGGAGAAAGAGTATGGTCAGCCCGCGACAATGCTCTAGCAATAATTAAGAAGAAAGCTCCCAATACAAAGACTACAACTTATATAGATAAGTATGGAGTTAACTGCTATCAAATATTTGTTATTACTTTGACAGATTTTGATACAAAGTATTTTGGCTTTCAAAAGATTGGTGGGCACTGGAGCCATTCACTCGCTTACGACTTAGGTAGTTTACGACATTTAAAAGAATACGGAATAGACATCTATAAATAAGGAGAAAATAATGGACGTACTAACATTTGTTGGTGCGTTTTGGATATCAACATGGATTATGCTTCTCTTTAGAACATGGAGTATTATTGCCAGACTAATTGATACATACCAAATCGTATTGGCACAAAGATATAAAGTATTACATTTTTGTATATATTCTTTTTCTTTAGTATTTCTCACACCTTTACTATGGCAAGTAGTATTTAATGATGAATATAGAAAAAGATATGTACTAGCATATGTTAATGCTTTGAGGAAAAACAAATAATGAATTATTTACTAGAAGCATTATGCAAAAAACTAGAGGGAGAAATAGCTATAGCACACGCTAATATAAAAACCTATGAGAGAAACTCAATAGGTATAGGGGAACACCCCGAACTCGTGCAAGCGATAGAAACCCAAATAGAGATTATAGCGCATGCAGAAGATAAACTTCATGCAATTCATAATCATTTTGGGTAAGTATCAAAAAATAGTTCTTGACATCGCTCTTATATTATTGTATAATAATATTTATGAGTGATAGATATTATAACCAAATGAGAGACGCGACAGGGTGGTGCCCAGGCATGCCCGAATCTCTCAAAAATAAAAGGAGAAGACGCATGGCATGGACAGATGAATCCAAAGCACAAGCCGTTGAAATGTATACAGATGCTGAGGCAACACCAGAAACAAGTATGGAGATTGTCAAAGACATAGCTGAAGAGTTAGGTGAGAGCCCTAATGGAGTAAGAATGATTCTTACTAAAGCAGGCGTATATGTTAAGAAATCCCCTGCAACAGGCGCTAGCAAATCCACAGGTGGTGGTACAGCTAGAGTATCAAAAGCTGATGCAGCTGAAACATTATCAGCAGCTATTAGTGATGCAGGTCAAGAAGTAGACAATGACATTATCAGTAAACTTACTGGTAAAGCTTCAGTATACTTCACAGGGATTATCAATGCAATCAATGACTAATTAAATACTACCCAATTACTAAAGAGAAAGAGTTTTCTTAATAGTAATTGGAGTATTAAATGAAAAAAGATGAGTTCATACGAACTGTAAATGACTGTGGCGACGCAATCATAACATACAGAAGTACCAACTCTCGAAAACTAAAGTATAATGTTTGTACCTTAGATTTCGATAACAAATATATCCAAAGCAAGAAAAACAGGGCTAAAGAAAGTAATGACACAGTCCTGCTTTTTTGCTGGGATACAGATTCTTATCGCTTACTAATGCCTAAGAATGTAACGAGCATTGTTCCCCTCAGTGCAATATTGAGGAACAAACGATGAACTTACATGACGCACCTGAGATGTATGAAAAAATCATTTCAGAAACAGAAGATGGCACAGAGCAAATAAGACTCACAATAAATACCTTCAGAGATATAGAATATCTACATCTTAGGAAGTACTATTTAGATTTCGATGGAGACTTCAAACCCTCCAAAGACGGACTTGCAATGAAGTTAGACTTCAATAACTCGAAAGGATTATTCGAAGGCTTGGTAGAAATCATTTCTCTAGCAGAAAGCAAGAGTATCTTAGAAACTCACTTCAAAGATATTCTTGACCAAATTTACCTTAACTAAAAATATTTCTTGACATTGCAAGTTATTTTTGATATAATATATAAATGGAAAATATAAAAGCAAGTTTAAGAAAGGCAGCGATTGCATACTATAACGGCAGTCCTATCATGTCTGATACAGAATTTGATAGACTAGCTGAGTTAGTAAATTATGAAGATGTTGGCGCATCTAGTAAAGATAATCGCTATCCTCATGCTTTTCAGATGTTTTCTTTACAAAAGGTTTTTAGTAATGAAGTAAGTACTAAAGACCCTTTCAATAGTTATAAAGATACTGTGATTGTCAGTCCTAAATTGGACGGCGCTGCAGTATCTTTACTCTATGTGGGTGGAAAACTACATCGAGCCTTGACAAGAGGAGATGGCAAGAAGGGACTGGATATAACAAGACAAATGGAAACATTAGTCCCTCGTAGCATAGCTACAAAGATTGAATACTTTCAAGTCACAGGCGAAGTAGTAGCCCCAAGAACAATTAAAAATGCTAGAAATTATGCAGCTGGCGCTCTTAACTTAAAAGACATTGATGAATTTATGGAAAGAGATTTACGCTTCATCGCATATGGACTTACCCCCTCTCAAAAACCCGAATGGTCTTGCGACATACAATTACTGAAACGATTTTACTTTGATACAGTTATGGATAGTAATTGGTCTGAGTACCCAGATGATGGAATTGTATTTAGAATTAATTCTAATGTCGAGTTTGAAAAGAGAGGGTATACTTCACACCACCCAAGAGGTGCTTATGCACTCAAACAAATACAGGAAGGAGTTATCACTACTCTCCTTGATGTAGTATGGAATGTCGGAAAGTCAGGAGTAGTAGCTCCAGTAGCAATGCTAGAACCTGTAGATATTGATGGTGCTGTAGTAAGCAAAGCAACTTTACACAATGCAAGATACATAGAAGATATGAATTTAGAATTAGGTTGTAAAGTAGAAGTAATAAGAAGTGGTGAGATTATACCAAGAATAGTAAGGAGAGTAGACTAATGGCAAATCATGTATATAATTATATTACTGTAGATGGAAACGAAGCAGTACAAAAAGAATGGGACAAGTTGTTTACAAACTATGGAGAAAAAGTAGAAAGACCGAGTTATCATGGAGATGGCACTATAGAAATATGGGAGTGGTATGAAATACAAAAACACCCGTTTCTAGAAGGCTATGACGAAGACAACTGGTATAATTGGGGTTGTGAAAATATAGGAGCCAAGTGGGCTCATATTGAAGACGCTGACGAATTTAGTGCTTACATAGTAAGTGCATGGAGTCCAATAGTTCCTTACTTAGAAAGTTTACACCAACACTTAATAAAGTTAGATGAAGAAGTAGTAATTAAATGTAATTACGAAGATGAGTTTAGAAACTTTATTGGAACTTGGTTTAATGGAGACTACGAAGAAATAGATGGGGACGAACTAACAGAACAGTTTGAAACTAAATATAATGTAGATATATCTGATGAAAACTTTGACTGGTGGGACGAAATTGAAGGACACGGAGTCGCAGACGAGTTATTTGATAACTTAGTACATGAGTGGTTTGAAAGTGCAATATAATAAAAAAGAACTAAAAAATAGCACAAGAATATTCAAATCTGCAACACCAAAGTTTGATATATCATGGTATATTAAATGGACAGCTAGTGTATTTATTTTATGCGCAATGGCTATTCGAGGCATTGAAGGCTTACAACTCTATGACCTGATTTTCTCTATAATAGGAGTAGCAGGCTGGCTAGCAGTAAGTATTCTATGGAAAGACAGAGCATTACTTATATTAAATGGAGTTGGACTTATATTTCTAGTAAGAAACTTATTCAGTAATCTATTTATATGAGTATAGGTAAGTATAATCAAACTTACTTTAACAACC